CTCAACCTTCCAGAAATACGGCTGGGGTTACAACAAAATTAAATACGACTCATATAGCGCCGGCTACTTAGTCGATGAGCTCGCAATGATGGGATTCAGCAAGAACGGATGCCAAGAGGCAACACCACAAGGCTTCAAGACGCTATCAATCCCAATGCAAGAACTCGAAGCGCTACTAAAAGCAAAAGACCTCATCTATCAGAACAACCCGGTCACCAAGTGGATGCTCAGCAACATCGAACTAGAACAAGACCGTAATGGCAACCTGATGCCAAAGAAGATGGGCGAGAAGCGCGCAAACAAAATCGACGGACCGTCAACGATTCTGAACTGCCTCGTCGAATACTGCGCAAATAAATCCGTTTACATGAAACAATAACGACCGCGAAAGGAGGAAATCATGGGAGCATTAGGAAATCTATTCAACCGATTATTCGGGTCGAAGGCAAAAAAAGACGACCGAACAAACAAAGCTTCAAGCATTAAACATATTCACCCCCAACTTCAGCAATGAAGCGAAGGCAGAATTCAACGCCAACTTCGTCGCAGCCGTTAACGCATACGGGGACTTTTTATCAAAAGTAAAGCCTCAAGTTTATAGAAACGACGCACCAGCAGAAAACGAAGGAGCGCTCAATAGGATCCTCAGCTTAAAACCGAATCCAATAATGAACGCAGCCCAGTTCTACAAGGCCATCGGCAAAGCCTATAAACAAGACAACCTCGTACTCATCTGGCCGGAATTTGAAATAAACAAAGATAAAGGCCAGCGCCAACTAAAAGCCCTCTGGCCACTCGACATCGACACGGTCAATACCGCCACCACCAATGACGGAAGAATCGTGATCGAGTTCGCAGTAGGAGGCAAGAAGTACTACAAGTACGTCGAGGACATCATCGTTCTAAGAAGAGATTCAGACATTAAGAAGCTATTCGGAGGAAGAAGTGAAGCCCTCAAGTTCACTCTTAAAGCAATTCAGGCATCATACGAAGGCCTAGAACAAGCGATAAGGATGAGCCAATACATCAGATTCATCGTCAAGAGCGCAACGCTCCTCAGCGAAGATGCAATCAAAGAAAGACAAAAAGAGTTCGCTGACAGATTAATCGGACATGACGGACTACTCTACGTCAGTGGAAGCGAGGAAATCAAAGAGGTCACTTCAAACGGTAAATGGCCACTCGCATCCGAACTCGATAACTTAAAGAGCGACATATACGAATACCTCGGAATTACCAAAGACATCGTCAAGGGTGACTACAAAGAGGAACAATGGCAGAGCTTCTATGAACGAAGCATCGAACCATTCACAATCGAGCTCGCTCAAGAATTAACCCTGAAGTTATTCACAGTAGATGAAATCAACAGAGGCAAGAACATTCGAGTAGTTACTAGCCCGTTACAAACCGCGAGCCTTAACACCAGAATCAAGATCGCGGAAGCATACCAAAAACTCCCGCTAGTCGTTCCAAACGTGGTATGCGACCTGCTCTACTTACCACTCCAAGAAGGGGGAGATAAGCCACAGGCATCACTAGCATGGGTGCAATCCGATAAACAAAACGAATACCAAGGCGTCAGTAAGCCAAAGAAGGAGGAAGATGACGATGAGTAAAGACATTAAAGAAAGAATGGTACGCAGCACCGACTACAATCGATTAATTGAAGTCAGAGCCGCTCAGCATAAAGAAGACGAAACCGATGACGAAATGATCATCGAAGGACGCGCCGTAGTTTATGACGAAGACACGCTCCTATTCTCCCTTCCAATTGACGGAGAAACAATCGAAGTTCACGAAATCATCGACCGCCACGCATTAGACGAGACGGACACAAAAGACTGCTTCTTAAAGTTCAACCACAGTGATGAAGTTCTCCCATTAGCGAGAACCAAAAACGGTAGTCTCGAGCTTAGGAACGAGGAAGACGGACTCTACATCAGAGCGAAACTTCCAAACACCCAACAAGCCCGTGATTTATACACATTAGTGAAGGAAGGAATCATCGACAAAATGTCATTCGCCTTCACGATTGATAAAGAGAGATGCGAAGAGGAAGAGGACAAGGAAAACAAGGTCACTCGCTACACGTACACCGTTCTAAAAATTAGAAAGCTATACGACGTAGCAGCGGTCAACCTTCCAGCCTACGAATCAACAGAGCTCTATGCCCGAAGACACGGAGATGTGGAGACACTCCGCGAGAAGGTGGAGGCCGAAAGGGCAGCAAGATCACTCCAAGCCAAAAAAGACGAGGCTCTCGAATTTATCAAAAATCACTCAAGTAATTAATAAGGAGGAGTCCACAAATGAATGAAAGAGTAAACCAAATCAATGCTCGCCTCGCGGACATTGAAAAACTAATTCCAGAGGCTAAGACCGAAGAAGAAGTAGCAACACTTCGTTCAGAAGCGGCCAGCCTCATCGAAGAGAGGGGACGTATCCTCGAGGATGAACAACGCAAAGCCGATGAAGAGGCAAGAAAAGCGTTCGAAGATTCTCAAAAACGCCAACCTGTGAATCATACGGAGGAAAGAAACATGAAATCATTCACAAAGAGACAAGCTCTCTGCTTGTTAGCCGGTATGTGCGCAAGACAAAAGAACTACAACGACCTTATCAATGACTCCGCAAAAGGCGAAGAAAATAAGGAAATGTTCAGAGCTTTAGATCAAGCGCTCACCACAACCGCAACCACATACGTCGCAGCTACATCTGAAGTTAACGGCGTCAATAACGGCGGATTATTAATCCCAACCAAAATCCTTCTCGACTTTTTAAGAGAAGAAGGCAAACTCAGCCCAATCCTTAACGACATCGTGTTCAGCAACGTTAAAGGCTTAACAGTATTCCCATACCGTGCCTCTAGAACTGCTGCCAACAAGAAAGCCGAAGGTTCAGGCACTAACAAGAACCAATTCGAATTGGCTCAATTATCCTTAGACAAAGGATGGCTCCAAATCTTAATCGATGTCACCGATGAAGTCGAAGCCTTAACAGAAATCGACCTCGGCGAATACGTCCTCAACAGAATCGCTGAAGACCTCAATGAAGATTGGTGCAACCAATTAATCTACGGCCGTGGCAACACCACATACAGCGAAGTTAAGGGTGTCACTTATGGCGCAACCTCAACAGGCATCAGCTCTTATGCCGCAGGTAAAGAACTCGAAGCCATCGTCGCAGGCATTAAGCTCTGCAAAGGCGCATACCGTAGAGGCGCTAAAGTTTATGTCGCTCAAGACGTTTATGACGCGATCGCATTCGCAACTGACGACAACGGCAACTTCAAGTTCCCAGTCGTTAACGGCGGCGTCGGTGTTTCCTCACTCGGCTCATTAAAAGTCGAAGTCGATGAAAACCTCTCAGACGGCGACTTCGTCATCGGTAACGTTGGTAAATACTTCAAAGCCAACCTCTTACTCCCTCTCAGCCTTGAAAAAGACAGAGACATCAACAAACACATCACCACATATGCCGCAGCGCAATTCGTGGCGAGCGCACCATTCCCTGGCGCATTTGTTAAAGGCTCCCGCGCTTCCTAATAGGAGGATGCAACCATGGGAAAAAAATGCGATGCAATTAACGCCTTGATCGTTAAGCACGGCGGCACCGCAGGTCAAGGAACCGTCAAAGACCTTCTTATCGTTCTTGCGAAAAAAGTCGATGGCGTGACCGTAAGCGGAAACACAATCGCCGAAGTCGTAAACGACTGGGCCGATAAATTCACTCCAGCCCCAGCCTCAGCAGCAGAAACTACTCCGGCCGGCGGAAGCGACTAAGAAAAACAAAGGAGGTAGCCAATGAATAAAGTGCTATTAACAAACGAAGAAGTAGCAAAAGCAATTCGAGTAGATCCTGACTATCCAAGGGATGAGCTCAAGGCCTACGCAGAAGCGGCTACCTCCTTCGTACATCAAAAAACAGGTTACAAGTTCGCCGATGACACACCCATAGAACCTCTCGCAAAAGAGTGCGCAAAACTCTATGTTCGTCAGCTCCACTACGGCGCGGACGGATACAACAAAGAGCATGATTATACTCTAGGAATCGGCTCCTTAATTGAGGATCTAAAAGACATCGCCAGAAAGAAGCAGTCATGAGCTACGCATACCCACACAAAGATAGGCTAGTGAAAATCTACTTCCAAAAGCCAGTTAAATGGGTGAATAAATACGGGAGCGGAACCTTCTACGAGAAGAGATACGTTCACCCGAAAGACGAACACCTAAGAGCCTACGTTCGACAGATAGTCGCCGAGAATAAAATCAGCGACGAAGCCACATACCCAGCCGATAGATTCCTCGTTGTTATCAACTGGAGGGACCTACCAAAAGGGCAATACTACATCGAATGGGGAAATAAAACGCTTAAGGTTCTAAACAAAGACGAATACGAGGGAAGACGCGAGGAAATCAAGTTCGAAACTCAAGAAGTCGATGCGGACGTAACCATCTATAAGCGAACCACCGGGGAGAAATGGAAATGGTAAACGTAACAGAAGCACTAAAGTACACCTCAGAATCGGTGGAGAAAATCCTAGAGTCAATTAAATTTGTTAACGGCGAGACGCTCCAAAACGATCAAGCCGCGAAAACACCGGCCGACAAAGTCGTGTTCTGGATAAATCGTGCGCAGATTCAGGACACCAATAGACCGGTATTCCTATCGGTACTGGTGCAAAGCCCAGAAGCGAGAGGAAGAGCCGATAAAAAGGTTTCATTCAGAAGATGTCGAGCTTACATCGACATCATCACTTCAAAGGTCAACACCGACCCAAAACTCATGCGCATAATTGAGAAGATAGAGAACGCCTTCCGAGATGCCGAGTGGGAATTCGAACTGGTAAGACAACCAGAAAAAGACGACCGCTCAGACAAAACAACGTGGACGTTTGAAATTGAAAAGACCCTATAGGAGGAAACAAAATGTACGCTCAATTAAGAATATTCCCTATTAGTTCCTTCGCAGCAACCGGGGCGCCAACCATTACAAATTCGCTCCCACTACTCGCAAAAGGATCCAGCGAAAAGGAAATTAATAACATTTCACTCGAGCTCACACCTAGAGTCGTCGCCAGAACATGGAAAGCCGACAACAAGGAAGAAGAAGATACAGTGAAAACTGGGTACGACGGAACAGTAACCTTCTACGGAATCGACAAAACCGCGATCGCTGCGATTAGCAACAACATAATCGATAGCAACGGACACACGGTTCTCGGAAGTTCAGCTGAAGGCAACCCAAAATGTGTGCTATTCTACCACGGCAAAAACGCCAAAGGCAAAAAATACAATTGCTGGCTTTACTCGGTAGAATTTGGAGAAGTCCCCTTCAAAGCAGCACAAGAAGAAGACACACCAGATAGCGTAAGCCTCTCATTCTTCGCCGAAACAATCACCTACACCCCAACAGGCGGTAGCGCCCATGCCGTGCAAGGAATCATCGTATACGAAGGAGAAGAAGGCTACATTCCAGAAGGAACAGAGCCAACCGCCGCTGGTTTAATTCTTCCAGAATACGAATAACCCTAATGATTGTAAAAGAATTCAAAGGACACAGGTTATCCAATAGCGCCGCAGCAATAGCGTTTTACTACCCAGCCATCAGTAATGGCGCGGACATGATAAACGACTTCGTAGGCACAGTGGATAACCCGGCCAAGGTTTATCCGGTAATGCTTCAATGCTATGTAGCGTTCAGAATGGCGGGGGACGAAGAAGCAAGAAAGAAAACCAAAGAAGAGATTCTCGAAGAAGTGAATCTATTCGACCCAGAAGAGAACGCCGAGTTCCTCAAGGTCGTAAGAGAACTACTCAACGAAAAATCAAAAAAAGACTAGCGAGAGGTCAAAAAGAAAATAAGGAAGGCGGTAGCTTCTCGCAAATAGACACCGCCTTCGAAATAATCGCAATCTTTAGTAATTTACTACTACCGAAGGAGCTCTACTACCTATGGAGCTACGTCGACATTAATGACTTCTTAGAATACCAGAACAGGAAGAAAAAAGGAGTTAAACCAAGTAAGACCTACAGCGACAGAGACTTAGACGCTCTATTCCGATAAGGAGAACAAAATGGCGAACGAACTCAACCTTGACGAATTTAATAACTTCACAGAAGAAGCTAAAGAAGCCGCCAAGAGCGCAATTCGCGAAGTTCTAGCGGAGAAAGCACACGAGGTGGAAGAATACCTCAAGGTCCACTCTCCCGTCGGTCCTACGGGCAAATTACATGGAGCGGTAATCAGCGTAAAAATTGAAGACAGCGATAGAAGAATCGCCTTCCGAATTTCATACGAAGGCGTGAACGCAGAAGGAACCGCGTACCAGTTAATCGCGAACGCACTGAATCGCGGCTACTTCCTAAACAACTCCGGCAAATACGTAGCCGGAAAACACTTCATCGATGAAGCCGTCCATTTATTAAAAGGAATTGACGAAATCATCGGGGCAAGATTCGTAGTAAAGATGGGAGGAGTTAGCGATGGCGACCACAATTAGTAGAACGCTTAAAGAAATCGAACAAGACGTAAAGCGCGTCGACTCGTCCTTTAAAGCCGCCCAAAGAAGCGCTAAAGGTTTAGCGGACTCTTTAAAATTGGATCCAACCAACGTCAAACTCACCCAAGGATACTATGACGCTTTAAGAAAACAAGTAGAC